TGTGTATGTCTTTTACGTGGTCTCATATGCTTATAACGATTTAAACTCTGTTTGTTCTAAACAGTTACTACATAAGCTATCATTTAAGTAGCTAGGCTCTGATCCACAGCAGTTAGATACTTCTACCTCTACTGTGCAAGGGTTAGTCCATGCGTATTCTATTATCTCTTTAGGTGTTTTCTTATTCATCTTATAACGTTTTTAAAATCATTCATATTAGGTGCATCAAACTCTATTAAGGCATCACTAGGATAGTGAGCTAATATAGTATCTGCTGTCTTGTCTACTGCAGGGCTGCTTACATTCAGTAAGTATCTGTCCCCATTAACTACCATTACCTCCATTAGTACTCTGAATTAAAGTTGTACTCGCACTCATCTAAAGACAACCAATCGTCAGTAACTCTACATAAGAATAACTGCTCTATATCACCTGCTATGATACTTATAGCTTGCGTATCTATATCAAGGTCATATTCAGACATTAAGTAGTTGATAGTGTCATCGTCTAGATCCTGAGTCCTGTAGAATGAATACTCTAGGTCATGTGCCTTAGAATCTATAAGGTCTTGTTTAATTTCTGTTAAGTCTGCTGTTTTGTAATACATAATGTTTTTTGTTTTGTTATGTCTTATTGACACTACAAATATACAACACATAAATAGTTCTCACAAGTTTTTTTGCAACTTTTTTTAAAAAAAATGCATTTTAACCTGTAAAATAAATGAAAATAATTTTATCCTATGTAGTAATTACCTTTATTTGGATTAGCTAATTGATAAGATACAGCATATCTAAGACTATCTATTTGATGGTCAAAGCCGTTTTGTAGTGGAGTCTCTGCTTTGCTATCACTCCATTGGTAGTTATTAAGCTCTTTAATTACATTAGTAGACTGAGGGTCTATTACTAAGTGATAATCCTGTAGTAAAGCTATACCATAGTTAACTGATCCCTGTCCTTTAATAGTAGGTACTATATTACAGTATCTCTTAAGCTCTGATATTAGTCTAGGCTCTGCTGAGTCACCTACAATAGTATTACGTCCTGCATATTGCTTAAATAATTCTCCTAGCTGTGATGTATTAAGGCTAGGCTTATTAAGGTATTCCTTTATGTATATACGCTTATTAGCTTTATCTATACTTGTAGACAACAGTGTAGAAGGATCTGTGGAGAATCCAAAATCAGCCCCAAATACATCTATGCCTTGTGATACATATTGACCTATGGACCAATCAGTAAAGATAACTCCCTCAGCTTTCTCTCTCCATCCACCCATTATAGTATGTTCATACTCACTAGGTCTTCTAAGCTTCATAGTGTCCATTGAGTCTAAGAATGACTGTCCTAGGTTATCTATGTTATCCTGATATGTAGTATGTATATATGTAGTATTACCTTTAGTCTCATTAGCACCACCATTGATTCCGGCATCCTGAAAGAATCTCTGATATATCCAATGCTCTTTAGTAGCAGGGTTTAATACCATTATGACTCTGTTCTGTGTCTCCTTAGAACGTATAGAGTAGTCTATCTTAGTGAATAGCTCATTAGAAGGTATCTCTTCAGCTTCATCACATATCCACGTAGTTATATTAGATAAAGACTTTAAAGCTGCTGTTTGATTACCTGAGCCTGTCTTAAGACCCTTGAAGTATATCATGTTACCTGTGACCTTATTAGTTATCTCAGTTCTATTGATGTCAAAGTACTCAGTAAGTCCTAGAGAGTCTATCTTATCTCTAAACTCAGGTATAATAGATGTATATGCTGAGGTCATTGTATACCTCGTGAATAGTATATTCTGATTAGGCTCAAAGGTTAGTAATAGAGCCATTATATTAACGCTATAAGACTTACCTGAACCACGTCCCCCTGTGAGTACGAAGTATCTAGATGAGTCTAACATTAAGGGTTTATATTTGGAGTTTAATTCTATCACTATTCGTCTTCTTTAAACTTAATTAGGTTAGATAATGTGAAGTTAATATCTACATCACCTTTAGTAGTTATATCCATGATCTGCTTAGGAGTACCATGTACGTACTTCATGAACATTTCTATAGCTCTATAGTCACCGTTCTGTATAAGCTCACCTAGCTTCTCCATTACCATATCCTGATCTATATGCTCTGACATTATCTCTTTAACGTTCTCTATGTACTCTTTCTTAGGACGTCCTGAGTTATCTCTAGTTCCACCCCAATTAGAATTGTAATCTTTATCTTCTTGTTTCTTTTTACCTGCCATTTTTAATGTGATTAATTAGTTCTACCATATAGCTATCTACCATACCTTTAGTAACGTTTAAAGGCATAGGAGTATTCATAAGACCTATAGACCCATGATGTAGGTCAAATACATCGTGAGCCATTTCATGAAAGACTAGCAGCCTTCTCTCTTGATGTGATAATCCAAAGAATAGTCTGCTGTTTATATTGATTATTGTAGTATTGTGATTCATTCCCCATGCTATACCTAGTATACGAGGTCTCATATCTGAAGAGAATCTAATCATTACCAAGCTACCGTAATTAAGCTCTATACCTGCGTCATACATTAAACCATGAAACTCAAATACATAAGGCTGTAAATGAGTATCTATTATAACCTCAGTAGGCTGTGTAACTATGTTAGCTCTCTTATTAGCTATGTTTAGATCCACTGCTAGGCATATTACTGCTAGTATTAGTATTGTTAGTATAGTGTTTCTCATCTTGCTTAGTCTTGATTTATAGCCCTTTATTTAAAAACAGCTATATTCTCATAATGACACTACAAGCCTTTTAGATGCTTTATAAGTTCAGACTTAGCTCTACTTAATTGAAATGAAGTAACGTTATCATATGCCTTTTTATGCATTAGCTTAATTGACCCATGTCTTAGGTTAAATATATCATGTGATAGCTCATGAAACATAACCCAAAGTCTAGAGTTTCTATCTAATTCAAAGAATCTAGGACTTATTCTAACATATACAAGGTTTTCGTTATCCATACCTAAAGCTACTCCTAAGTAGTCTGTGCCTTTTAAGGGCTGTGACACTGTTATAAGCATTATAGACGTGTTATAGTATATGTTATTATCATCTAATATCTTAAAGTACTCATCTACATAAGGTTTAAGTCTTTTATCTACTCTATGCTGAGCATTAGATAGAGCTGTTATTAGTAAGGCTATTATTATAGTGTATTTAAGTATATTAGTTCTCATTGTATGTAAAGGGTTTGTTTAGGTGTCTTAGTCTATTGCGTCTATCTATCTCTCTCTTTAATTTCATCTGTAGTTGTTTAGGGTATAGGTGTACGCCCGACCATAACGACATAAGCCCTTCTCTAGTATGTAAGTTTATTGGTAGTATCATATTTAATTGTGTTTAAGTTAACTTGATCTACGTAGTAATGCATCATCTCTACATCATTAGCTGATCCTTCTCTAGGTTTACGTCCTCCTTCTCTTTCTACGTATAATAGCTTAGATAGGTCTCCATATATGATACCATCATAACAGGCCCATATAATAACCTTATGACCCTCTTCTATCATCATCTTTTTATACTTTCTTTGAGCTAATGGTAAGCTATAGGCATTTACTATATCCTTATTACGTCCTTTTACCTCTACATAGCCTATGAACTTTCTATTTCTGAATATTCTAAAGTCTAGGTCCCATTTACCGAGTTTCTCGTACGTAAAGCCATACTTAGAGCATAAAGCTTCTATAGCCTTAACCTCTCTATCTACGTCCTGCTGTGTTTCAAATCTTATTGCCATTATAGTCCTACGTTTATTGTGTTATCTATCGTCTCTATTAAGTGTCTAAGCTGCGATCTCTCAAAACGTCCTAAATTGACTCCTGATACTGTCAGAATGTAATAATCCTTCTCTTTTGCCTCTTCTATTTTAAATCTTCTCATAATATTGAATTTATAGCGTTATTATCGCTTGTTGTTAATGCTTTAAACTTGTTATCTGCCTCTGTAGGTAATTCAGACTCTAACTCTTTAATGGTTTTAAGGGCTTCTAAGAGCTTATCTCTTGTGTCTTGATAAGTCATGTCGAATCCATGTCTTTCAAGCTCTAAGCTACTCACATATACACTCATATTGAATAAAGCTCTAGATATAAGCTGTAGCTCCTTGTTATCAGGCTTAGCTTCAAGCCACTTGAGTACTACCTCAGAGGTGGCGTTAAAGTCTGCTAAGTATTGTAGTTGTTTATAATCTCTCATAGTGCGAATATACGAATTATTTAGTTATTATCCAAATTATCGTGCACTTTTATTTTTGCAAAGCCATTAAAAGTCTTATACTGCTCTATAGCTGTGGTCATAGCTAAGCATGCTTCGTACATCTCTTCTAGTTCGTACTCATCCCTTATGTACTCTAACACTTCTAGGTCCATACCTTGAGCTAAGCTAAGTAGAGTTGATTCATAAGTCATTTTATATTCGTCCGTATCCTGTGGTCTCATTTTATTGTTTTTTAAGGTTTATATTGTGTGTTCTTTATGGTATTGTGATAAGTCTATTAATTCATCTACAAAGAATGCGTTGTATAACGCTACAGCCGCATCTAGTTTAAGTCTACCTGACTCTAAAGTAGCCTCTGAAGCTTTAAACACTCCTATATCTGTAGTAGTCTTATCTACGACTAACCAATAAAAATCAGGCACATTAAATAACTGAGTATATAAGTAAGCTTGTAGGTCATAGTCATACTTTTGGATAGTGTACTTAAATTGATTAGTTACCTCACCGTTTTTAAGAGTAATATCTTTTACTCCATCCATAGTAGTGTTAACGTCTGCTATGTATTCACCTGCCTTAAGTATGTCAGTTTTTCCTCTTACAGGTAGTCCTTGAATCAACTCCACTTCAGGTACTTCTACTTCAGCACCTTTAAGGAATGATACGCATCTATCAT